TATACCTTGTTCGTATTTACAAAGTCTAGTGTACCGTCTGCATCTTGGTAAGTAACAGCAATACCTGACTCAGTATTTCCTGTAACCATACCACCAACATAATCTTCTACTTGCTCTGCAGACAACTGAGTATCTGTAGAAGCAATAGTGAAGTTAGGGTAAGTACCTGTGATAGTTACATTTGAACCTGCTGTAAGTGCAACAGTTTGGTCAGGGCTATCGTTTACAATAGTCAATGTATCTCCTGATACACTTGTGCTGATTCCTGTGCCACCTGAAACTGTAAGCGTATCATTGTTGGTATCCGCTACAGCAGTACCACTATCTGATGCTACATTCTTAAAGATATTTTGGTCTGAACCTTTGTCAGTGTTGGTTAAGGTAACATCTCCTGAAGTACCCCCACCTGATAGACCTGTTCCTGCTGTAACACTTGTAATATCACCTACGTTGTTAGTGTACTCAGAAGAGATAGGAATGTTATAGTAGTTAGTTCCATCGTTAGTGAACTCCCAACGGTCAGTGCCTTCGTTCCAACGAACCAATACATTTGCAGATGTACCACGCTCTATCTCAATACCTGCGTTCTCAGTAGGCGTTCCTGTAACGTCATTGTTCAACACAATGATATTATCGCTAACAACAAGGTTCGTAGTATCTACAGTAGTCGTTGTACCGCTAATTGTTAAGTCACCACTAATAACAACATTGTTAGAGAATGTCTTATTACCTGCGATTGTCTGCGCTCCTGTGGTACGTACTACAGTGCTGTCTACATCAATCGTAATAGTCTCGTTGGTAGATTGGTCAGTAGTGAAATCACCACCTGTTTGAAGACCGTCTCCTGCAGTAATGGTAATTGTAGCATCGTTAGCTGCTGCAGGTATAGTTGGTTTGTTAGTCAGGTCATCGTATGAGCCTGAGAAAGAACTAGTACCTGCGCCAATCAATGTACGAATCTCTGCACCTGTAACCCCTGTTGCAAGTGTTGGCGTACCACCACCTCTATTGATTGCAGGTTCTTCGGTATTTGTTGCTCCGTCTGCTACGTTAAGGATAGTACGAGCTGTAGCCGCAGTGAGTATCTCTACATTTCCTGTTCCTGTAGTATCTCTACCTAAGAAAGAATCTGTAGCTATCTGCTGCATCTTAGCAAGAGTGACACCATTATCAGCCAACTGTGTTGTTCCTACCCCACCTGCTGAAATAGCTATGTCATCTGCGTTTACAGTGATACCTGTACCTGCACCAATATTTAATGTGATAGCTCCTGATTGTCCACCACCTGTAAGACCATCTCCTGCAGTAACACCTGTGATGTCTCCTGTTGCAGAGCTTAGGTTAATCCAAGCAGAGCCGTTGTAGAAACGAATCTCATTATCGTTGGTATTGTAATAGATTTGTCCTGCACTAGCCGTTGAAGGGTTAGTTGAGGAATTATTTAACCTCGCATCTATAAGCTCGTTGCTGTTCAAGTCTAACGAGCCGTTGAGGTCTATGTTATTTAAAAACTTAATTGCCATTGTAAAAATTAATTAAAATATGCCTTGCCCGACACAGGCTGGCTAAACTCGATTATAACTCTATTATCGCTCATGTAATGTACACGGGCTATAACTTCATATCCATTGTTGTCAACAATATTAACAGATGCTCTCTTTCCTAAATTATGAGTAATATCCCATTGGTCAGAAGATGTGCTTTGAGTATGTGTATAATGCTTATCACCCTCTGCACCCACAGCAACCTTACTAACGGTAACAACATTTGGGGTAGTATTGATTAAGTCAACCGAGCCAATTTCTTGTTTGATAATTGAAACTTCGTTTGCTTCTGATAAGTTTATACTTACACTCATTATTCAGTAATATCTCCTTGTACAACAAATAAACCACCTAACCAAGTAGCTACATCACCTGTTGATGTTACTGTCGCTTGTAGGTCGTATTGATAAACTCCTGCTTTAACATTCATGCTACTAGCATTCTTTTTCATAAGAAGATTCCCAGCAGCATCTTTAGTAAAATCACTATCGTTAAATGTAAGAACAGCAGTTTTATTCTTTGATTTTCTAACCTCACACTTAAATGTGTATATAGTAAGGTCGATTGGGTTATCGTTTGAATCCGTCCAATCCATATCTAACTTGAATGTATCGTTCTGCATACAAGTTATATCGAGTTCTTCTCTGACTACTAAATTTATGCTAGCCATACTATTCCTCTAATTTAGGTTCTTTTGCCTTAACAGCTTTTTTTGGTTTCTTAAACCAACCTTCATCTAGCACTCCAACCAATTTAGGGAACGGAGCATTTACAGAAGGGTGTTTCTCTACGGCAAAATCTTCACCGTTAGGATGCTTAATAACCTTTATATTTTCTCTATCGTCTTCTCTGTTCTCACGAGAAATAACATAGTTGTTGTAAGCCTCACAACTTTCTTTTGTTCCTATGTAATACATAATATATTTTTTAATTAATCAAAAATTGTTTGGTCTGTAAACACGGTCTTATCGTCTAATGCTAATGAAGCCTTACTACTTTCGGTAGTTAGCGTAACATTTACGTATGACTTGTCAGAAGGTCCTGTGCTACTGTTAGCTTCATAGTTCATTGTTAAACCATCTTTCCATCCTGAGATAGTAACAGAATCATTGTTGTGAACTAGGATAGCTACAATGTCTTCTCTTCTGCTCATATAATCAAGCTTGTTAATCTTATTGTCAACAGAAGGTAGCTGAACGGTAATATTGGTAGTTACTACACCAAGGGCGTTAGATATACTTTTGTTTTCGTCAAAAGAAGTTACACCGTCTTTTATATTGTGAGAAAAAACAACAGTGTTATTTGTACCTACTTGCGTTACTACAGTCTCATCGTTGGGGTCAAACGTAACAGTTAAGTCATCCTGTAATAAAAGAATAACTTTTTCAATACCACCTGAAACACGTTTGTTACAGTTAATATCAATGTCACTTAATAGTATAGAGCAATTAAAAGCCATATTTATATTTTATAATTATTTTAACTCCCAATCAATACTAATACTTGCCTTAAACTCAAAGCCACTAGGAAACCCTGATGCTGGATTAGAACCATCGCTGTACGATAAATCAAACCCTATATATCTTGCAGGATTACCGTTAGTGTCAAAGATGTCTACCCAATTTGAGTATTCACCAACAACATTCGGGAATGTTAATTCGTGTTTTTGGTATCTAGTACTTGGATTGTTGGAATCGTAAGCAAGGTCACTAGGAGTAGCAACGTAATGAGTATACCCACCATTAGTAGCTAAAGAAGGGTCTTGACTAGTAGTGCCGTTTAAGTAGTTCCAATAAAAAGCATTGTAAGTTGAAGAAAACATTTTGTCCAAATCTGCGCTAGAATACGTTACAACTTGAGTTGTGTCTGTGTAATCCCAAACAGCAGAGTTCATAGATACTTTTAAAGTATTGAACTGTGCTAATGTTAATCCCATTTCATCAAAAGGCAATGTTCCTGCAGTTGGTTGAGTAGAAAAGTCACCTGTAGGAATGTTAGTTTTAACAACCATACTCTTCATTCTTACTTGACTAAAACCTGCAAACTCATTTATATCCATTAAAGGCATATTCCCATTATTGCCTAAAATAAATTCTCTGTGTATAACATTACCCCCTGAACTAATAACGTCAACGGATGCAACAACACCACCTCCTGTACCTACGGTAGTTCCAATTCCGTCACCTACAACCATATCAACAGTGTAGTTCTTTACGGCTGATACTCCATTGTAAGGAGTTACTACACTCCAAACGCCCACGTTAGGATTCTGTACACAAACAACTTGGTATAGCTGACCGTCTGCTGGAATAGTATAAGCCTCCCCTGCAGGACGGCCTAAAATACTGTCCGTAGAAGAATAAGGGTATACTTTAATATCTCTTGTTGAAGTGTTTACTATATTTATTACAAGGCCAAGTTGGGGTTGAGGTAATTTAACAGCAATATTATTTACATCCGAAGAAGTAACAAGGTTTACCCCTGCTGTCAATAGTGTTGCTGATGAAAGAGATGTTCCACTCGCAGCAATAGTCGCTTGAGTTTGTATAAGCTTGTTTACTTCTAACTCATCTAGCGTTAAGTTACTAACATTTTGACCTGCTCCATTTTGGAGTGTTCCTTGAGTTGGTGTGCCAGCAGTAGTTCCTATTGTCAATAGGTTTCCGTATGTCTGCTGTATAGTTTCGTTTGTTAAATTCATTATGACCAAATAATATTTGTGTTACTCCAAACTGTGCTTGTACTAGCCCAAGTATCTCCTAAAGATATGATAGATTCATCTGTTGTAGCTAAAGAAGAATACCAAGATTCTCCAAATAAAGTCACATCAACGTAAGATATATTAGATATTGAAGAACCACTTGAAGCACTGTAATTCATATCTAAACCTCTTTTCCAACCACTTACTGTAACAGAATCATTGTTGTGATATAATATACAAACAATATCGTTTCTATAAGACATTTGTTCTATCTTATTAATCTTACTATCAATAGCGGGAAGACGAACTAATATCTCTGTATTTACAACTCCATTTCCTTGTTCTATTGACTTCGTTTCCTTGAAGTATGTTGCACCATCTTTTTTATTGTGCTCAAAAACAACAAACTCAGAAAGAGTTAAACCTAATAAAACATTCTCTTCGGACGTGTCTAAAGATAAAGAAAGGTCTTCTTTTAAGCCGAGAACTACACGCTTAATACCTCCATTATTTTTACTTAAACAATTTACGTCTAAGTTAGCTAATGCCACCGAACAGTTAAATGCCATATTATTTTATTAAAAAAGGGGAGAGGATTACTCCACTCCCCTTGTATTAATATACAAGATTTGCTATTATGCAGTTGCAGTAGCAAACAAAGTTTCAGTGATGCTGTAAGACAATCCATTTTCCTCACCTGTTAGAGTAAGTTGGAAGCGGTTCTTTTCACCACGTCCTGTTCCTGAATTTCCGTCTACAGTTGAAGCGTATAGACCGTAGTCCAAACCACTAACGTGGTAAGTTCCAGCAGCAGTCTTAACAAGAGCAACTAATTCAGCACCGCCTTTAGCGATTTGGTTCAATGCAGTAATTTTATCAGCATCCATCTTAGGAAGCTCTACAGAGATTGTAGGTACGGTAGTAGTAGTTCCGTCAGCGTTAACAGTCTTTACTTCACTAAACACAGAAAATCCATCTTTAAGATTAAATCCTATGTTTACAACGTCTGAGATAGCAGCAGATGCAGCACTAACAACACGAGTATCAGTGTCGTATTGCAAAGCAGCCTCAGCACTTAAACGATTAGCAATATGAAGTTCAACAATACCACCAACACCCAAGTCATCACAAGTGTAATTAATATCAGCAAGAGTTACAGTACAAGCCATTTTTTATAGGGTATTAAAGGAAGGGCTAAAAGCCCTTCCGTTATTATTCAATTATTATGCGAAGTTCTTTGCGTATACGATTTCCTCACCCTTCAAGTAAGAGAAACCAAGCTTGAACTGACCCCAAATTTTATCAGAAGACAATTCAGCTTCGTACTTCATATCGATAGCACGTACGTCATTGTAGTCATCTGTCAACATCACGATGTTCTGTGGAGCAGAGATAACAAACTCGTCAGCAGGCAATGAAGCCATGTGGATAACTTCCATACCGTAGTAGTTAGGAATACCACCTTCTACAACACCTTGAGGAGTGGTAGTGTACAAACCAGCGATAGCGATTTGGTAAGCTTGCATAGCAGCAGTACCCAAGAAGTAAGCAGGTTTGAAGTCACGGTCAGCGTCACCGTAAACAGCTGCCAACATTACGTCACTCATTGTACCGTAAGCACCTTCCATCAAACTTAGGATGTTAGAAGAGCTGATAGTAGCGTTAGTATCGTAGTCCAATACGTCAGCATCTGCAGCCAACTCAGTAGTGATTTCAGTACCTGCTAGTTCCAAAGCCTTCTGTGCAGAAAGTTTTGCGAAGTAGTCAAATACCCAATCCTTAAATTCAGCATCCATAGTTTCAGGATTGTGCTGACCTTGCTTCAACAACAAGCCACGGTAAGAAGACTCAAGTGCATCCTTACAGTTTAGGAAAGCCCACTTGTAAGTTTCAACAGTCATCTCTTTTTCACCTACTGAAGCAGTAGATTGAGAATCAAATACACAAAGGTCGTTACCGAAAGTCAATGAAGCATCAAAGATTGGTACGTTTACTTTAGCTTTTACACCGTCAATTAGACGGAAGCGGTTTAATACAGCCGCTGATTTTACCATTGCATCGATAAACAGGTCAGGACGTCTGTCACCATATGGCAATGAAGAAATAGAAATACTCATTTTATATGAATTTTAAAAAAGTTCGTTTTACTTAATTTACAATAATTACTTGCGATTAAAGAAGTTATTAATCATATTCACTTTTTCAGGAGTGATACCATTAAAAACTACTGTCTTGTCTTCTACTGTTTCTTCAGCTTCCTCTTCTTTCTGTTCAGCAGCAAATTGCTCCTCAACTTCTGTTTCGTTAACCTCTTCTTCAGTAGCCTCGTAAGATTCTTCTTCCTTGTCTTCAGAAACCATTTCCTCTTCTTTTTCTTCAGAGTTCATTTCTTCTTCTTCCTTGTCAGAAGCCATCTCTTCTTTTTCCTCATCTTCGTGTACGCCCATATCTTCTTCAGATTCAGTCATACCTTCAATGTGCTTTTGAATCATTTCTATAG